AACGATGATGTCTCAGCATGTTTTACGATGTCATTAAAATCGAGCGGCGTTGCTGATGACCCGCCGACCATTATTTTTAGATTGTGCTTCCAGACGCTACGCCATGACGTAATAGTAGTACCCGTCGCAACCACGCCTAGAAATAGCTTCGTCGGGGATGTTAAGTCAAGCGCACCTTTGATCTCCGCGCCAGCGCCGTTGCTCACATCGATGATGTACGGAAACAACCCTTTTTTTGGGTTAACATTTGTGTCGGCAGCGTCTGTTTTCCATATTTTCGCGCCCGCATCAGAGCCGGTGATAATACCGAGATATCGCCCGCCGTTTGTGTCGGTTGCTACCGCGTAGCTAGCCCCTGCTGCGGCTGACGAGATGCTGATAACCTCACCCGATAAGTCTTGAGTGTCGGTCAGGTCCAAGGCTTTACAAACAACCTTGTTGTATCCCCCCGAGGTATTGACCGTAAAAAAATGTGCTTGCGGGGTAGATATGTACTTGTTGTAAAAAGCACTAGTAACGCCATCACTCTCGTAAACAGTATTTATTGTGTCTACATCCGGCACCAATGTTGTCGGGTTAGACTGTACGTTCCCGAACGCCGCCATACAGATCAGTTCAGCGGGCGGCGAAGTTGTCTTGACCTGCCCCTCGCTGCCCTCGCCCGCACCGTCGCTGATCGCGATTGTGTGACAGGCCATGAAAAAACCGCTGTAAGTTGAGCTATGCGGTCTGTAGATCGTGGGGGTTGGTGTGGCGACAGTTGGGGTTTGCTGGTGGAAATAGGCACCGTCGATTGACCCGGTGCTTGACACCCGCGCCTTGATAAAATCCTTTACCTCGGGTGAATGCTCCCCGGAGCGGTAGGAATCCCGGGTGAACGCGATACCTAGAATTAACGCATTAGGGTAACCTGTAGTGTTGACAGAAGCCCACACGGGCTTCGCAACCTGTTGATTGCTGAGGGCGGAGGTAATAATGACGCCTCCCCCGGTGATCCGAGTGACCTCGGCCTGTGCCTGATAAGCGGTGCCTGTATATGTAAACGTCGGGTCAGACTCCCCGCCGGTCATCACCCTTGTAAACGTGGCAGACCCTGGGTTAGTTGTGCTTTGCTGTGCCGTCCACTGCGATGTTCCAGACTCTACCCAACCAGTCGTGCAGAAATATGTTGATAGCGCAATTATTAAAATATCGCCAGCATCAAACGTGCCGAGGTCAACAGTCAGTGAATTTGATCCACTCCCGCCTGTGTCTGATGGTGTTGTTGCTACGATGTGAGCCATCACTCACCGTCCCGCGCATAGTCAAGCGGGACCCCTTCAATACGCATACGCCGAGGCCTCACTTTCTTGGTTTTATTTTCTTTTCTGTTCTTAAGAATAGTTTTATGCTGAAACTGTGTAATCATAACTAGCTCTATCATCCCATACTTTAGTAAATTCAGAAGTACCATCTGCCCAAGTGATTTCAATATCCTCATCAGTGAGGTCAACCTTCTTAATCCTCCAAGAGGCACTAGAAGATGCAGTTCCGGGCAGTGACTCACCTATGTACTTAATAGTACCCACAGTATCAATAAGTTTATTATATTGTGACATACCTATCTCTAAATAACTTTCAATCAGTTGTAACACGGAGTCCTTACCTATCCCTCCTCCAGTGGAGTGTCCCCCTAACCTAACCCACTTACCCCAAACACCCTCAGATTGCTCAAACCTGATGGCATCCCCTCTGGATTCATGTTTAGGCATGGGTCCAATTGGACCATCTTTTCCATCAATACCATCACGCCCGTCCTTGCCATCTCTCCCGGCTGTCCCATCAATACCATCCCTACCGTCCTTGCCATCCTTGCCATCTCTCCCATCCTTGCCTGATTGGCCTTGTAAACCTTGGTCTCCTTTTGGCCCCGGTGGTCCCTGTATTCCTTGTGGTCCTCTTAGACGCTCATCCCTCAAGCGTTGTGCTTTGAGTTCTAAGGTGCGCCTGACTAGAGATTGGTAAGTAGACGATATCATTTAACCTTTCTACGAGCTTTTTGATATACTTCGGACAAGGCTCTGGTCTTTTTATCTGGAGAAGTGATACCACTTTTCCCAATGTTAGGTTTGTACATCTTGCTCACAGCATACGAGCCTAGGGCTTTACCCACTTCATAAGAGATAGCTCCGACTACGCCAGCAGGAGTGGCCTTAAGAACCTTACTTACTTTACTAGCTTTCTTTGCTCCAGAGACGACATCTTTGGTACTCAATTCAGAAGTGTTGGTGGTAGCTTTTGGCGCAGCTCTCTTCACCGCTGCCTTTTTGGTTTGCATCTTTTTAGTAGTGGCTTTCTTAGTAGCCACTTTCTTCTTAGGTGCTGCTTTCTTAGTAGGGGCTTTTTTAACCACCGTTTTCTTTGCTTTGGTTTTGCGTTCTGGGTCAAACGCTGGTGCAGGTATAGTCATTAGGGTGTATCCTCATGTTGTTGAGCCTTAGGGTTAAGTCTTTTACGAAAAAATTCCATCACAACAGTTGCAGCATCTTGATCTTGACTGTCTTTATGTTGCTCCCAGAAAGCACGTGCAGCCTCAATCTCCTCACGAGTTAGTGGCTGGTCTTGCGTCCCTGCTTGTGCCTCACTAGGAGTTTTATTTTCTGGTTGCTTTTGTGGCTTTGATGGTTGTGGTGCCTCACGCAATTCCTCTACTGGTGCCTCAGTATTGCCTTCGTCTTTATATGGACCAGTTGCAAACCCAACCATCTTTGCGATCTCTTGTACTGCTGTGTCAAGTGGCATATCATAAGTATTAGCATATACTTTAGCTGTATTTAGGAACCTACGTCTAGCTGTGGGACTGGCATTGAGTTTCCTAACGTAGTTAGGCATGTACCTAATCATTGTTGGATTCCAGTTCCATGTTGGTTGTTTAGAGAATTCAGTGTCATTAAACATTAAATACTCTTTGCCATCCTTTGTTACAATACTAGGATAGGCACCAGTCAGCAATCGTATGGACTGACCCCCAAATTGATTAATAACCGGGGCTTGGAGATCAGGAGCAAGCACAGAGTTAATCTGTGTTCCGAGGTATGTATCTTTATGACCCTCAATTATCGCCCATAAGCGAGGTTGATTATTCTTAATATTATCCATAAGTTTTTTGTTAGAGAGCGTTTCTAACACCTCCCACCTCAGAGGCTCATTTGAACCCAATGAGGTTATAGGTTGTCTCATTACATTCTTAAGAACATTTCCTAAGCCCTTGGCTTCCTCAGGGGTTAAGTCCTCAACGCCATTCCGATCCGCCCAATCTCTGGCCTTCTTAAGCCACTCTATTTGCCCAGAAACCACAAACTCTCTCACCCCTGTGGACATAGCATCAGGGTCTCCGTAATCAACATCACCACTCCCGAGCAGGATACCTGATAGAATATCAAGTGTAGCACCTTGTTGAGCAGCGTCCACCAATAAATCCTTTAGCCCAAACCTATCTGCCATCGTCACTATTGTTAACAGGTTTGGATGCTTACCAAGAAGCTGCGAGGCTTCTAACTCCAAAGCAATATCATTTACATCTTTGTAATACTGTAACCTAGTGCCAGTGATTGCACCAATGTCAGTTGACTGTATGATCGCAATGAGGTCCGTTTGCATTTGTTTAACAGCCTCGATGTGGTGCTTAAATGCCTGACCTTCATTTATTGATGTGAAATGTGCTTGGTGGTTTTCATATCGTTGTACTAATTCAATACTAGCTGTGTTTAATCTATTTAAATAAGCTTGCTTTTGTTCGTCTGACAAAGCTAACACATCACTAGGAGACATCTTAAACAAACTCTTCATTGCTCCATTGATATCTACCAACGATAACGTCTTTAATGCACTCCAAGCCGTAGCAGCATGTGAGGTTCTCATTTTGTGCAAGTGGGTTCTAAGCTGCTGTGTATTCTGAATCTCTCCTATTTGATCTAAATTCTGAAGTTGATTGGCTAAAGTATCAGCGCTTTGTGCTTGTTGAGCTTGCTCGAGATAGGTTTCAACAATCTCGCGAGCAGACTGGCGAGTCGAGTCGCCAAACCCCATATCAATAATTTTCTTGGCTTGATACTCGATTAGTTTTTGCTGTGCTTCTGCTGCTTGACCTTGATTTTTGAAATACTGGTCTCTTTCTTCCATTGCGAGTTTTATATTTTGACTCCTTGGGTCAAAACCAACAATGCCCTGAATAGTGGAAGCAATCTCATCAACCAAACCCGGTGTGGTAGCCGAGATTTGATATAGCATTGCCTCAGCCTCTCGTTTAAATTCTGAGGAAGTCATCAGCCCTTGCATCAATGCACTCCGTTTGTCTGAGAGTTTGCTTTGAAGTTCCTCTATTTGCTTTAGTTTGAGTTGATCATCTTCACTGAAGTCTGGAGTATCGCCTGAGTCACTGTATGAGTATAAGATTTCTTTTTTTTCAACTTCTGCCTCACTTAGACTCTGAGAGAGCTGTTGGTATTCGGAGGCTTGGGTAAACTTATCAATGAGCTTATTGCTTTCTTCTTTAGCCTCTGTTTGTTTTGCTCCTACCGTGGCACCTCTCCACGCACTCCCGACAGCTTCGAGTCCTTGTTTGATGTAATCAGTTGCTGGGGGAGTGATAACCGTGCTGGTAACTCCTTCAGGACTCAAGTCAATTATACCCTGCTCGGCCATTATTTATCTCCGTTGTGAATCGCTGAGGATAACGTGCGTTGTTTCATGATGTTGTCCATAATTAATTGCATAGTTTGTAATTGATACTGCCCCTTTGGGGAATTCTCATCAATAAGTCTACTGTTCTTTATCCTAACCATGGCTGTTTTGACTGCATCAGGGTCAGCCAAGCCCCCCATTTGTAAAGACTTTACTAAGGTATCAATTAAATTGTCTTTACCTTGCTCTCGTTGAGAACGGGCTTTCTGTACCAATTTATTCCAAATGATATCTCGCTCCAATGGCTCGAACAGCGCTAGTATTTGGGTACGAGCCTTCAAAATGTCTTGGATTTTCTTCCTATGTAGTTGGAATAAATACTTATCAGTTCCTTCTTCACCCTCTTCTAACGCTGGGGCAAACTCATCATTATGGAGGAGCAATGTTTTCATAATGTTTTTATACAATGCTTCCGACACTTCTGAAAGTTCTCTTTCGGAGTCTTGGAGAATAGTTTTTTCTTTTTTCGTACCTGATCCCCACTGGTCTTTTAGTAAATAATACTCGTCAAGTTCTCTTGGAGTAATGCCTACCAGCATTTCCGCTATAGCGTGGTTATATGTAGCTTGTACTGTGGGACCACTATTACTCACATGGTAACCTAAGCGCATTGCCGCACGACCCTTCAAAAAGTTATTATAGCCTGAAGTAGTAGTGCCCCATACAGATATGTACGTCAGGAGGTCTTGGTCATCTTTCAGACTTGGGATACTACGCATATCATGAATAAGCTTAGCCGCATCATAATAACGGTTCATAACCTTAGAAGCAGCCATCATGTCCAACATCCCCTTGTTGTTAAAAATAACACCAATGTAGTCACCATACATTTGCTGCCATGTTGAGGCTGGTGCTACGTGTTTAGCAACATACAAGTTCGTGTCCTCACCAGTCATCTCTGACAACGCAAAATTAATGAATGCTTCATACACACCACCGACTACTAAATCTTCCATCCACCGATCTTCTTCAGCAACCTCCACTCCTAACCCATCCCTGACTTTACGGTAACCTTCATAAAGACCTAATCCAGTAATACCATTGAGGAATATTTGCCCCATTGCTATCTTGAAGCGCTCTGTGCGAGTGAATGCTTGGTTAGCATATTTATTTGTCATGAAGTTCATAGCCAACAAGGCTTTATGCTGGATGCTGAAGAATTGAGTAATAGCACTAAAGAAGCCTTCTTGATATCTAAAAGTTCCACTTTTAGTCATACTTAGTGCCAAGCTGCGAGCCTCAGCAGCCACTTGTTGAAAATCATTCTTAGTGACAAGTTGGGACTTACCCGTCTTTCTGAGATATCGTAGTCTAGCGGCTAAGAAGGTATTGATTAAGTTGTGTAACTCACCAGCATTAAAACCCACTTTCTTGGCTAACTTGAATGGAGCTTTGACGACGTTACTTGCACCACGGGCGATGGTTTTACCAACTCCGGGGTCGATGTTCTTACTAAACTCTAACAAAGCATCACGAACAAAGTCATGAGAATCTACAGCTTTAGGTAACCCAGTAGCTTTGAATTCTGTGATGAATCTCTCGTACTCCTTAGTGCTGAGTCCTAATGACTTTGCCGCTGCGTCCTTCATGGCTTTATATCCAGCAGGCCATGAGTCACGCGCCAAGCCCACAAGCACAGCTTTATTTTGTAAGGGTACTTTAACTATGTCTTTTGGGTGTAACACAGCAGCAATAAATAGCCATTGCTGTGATTGAATATATAACTGTCTGAGAGGTGACATTGCAATCATGTGATAAAAAGCTAACGTCCTCATCATTTGGTTTGGTGAGTGGTCAGCAGCAGCCAGAGCACCCTTACTCATAAGCTGTCTAAGAGATGATACTTCTGTAGCATCACCAATGATGTTATCTGCTTGGGTTACCCAAAACTCCTTCCAGCCCTTTTGTTCTACTGTTTGTAATCCTTCTGAAGTTTTGATGTGTGTCCAGAGGTCAATAGCGTCCTGTAATTCTTTTGAGGCACCACTGACCCCAGTAACCCCAATCTCCTTAGCAGTGGTTGGAAACCCTCTTGTGGGGTCAATCAAATGCCCAAACGTAGACATCCACCTAGCCTTCATAGCTGTATTGAGGTCTTCATGCGCTACAAAGTTAGCTGTGTTACTTATATTTTTAACCAAAGCTTCTACAGGGTCACTAACATCCGCCAGCCCATCGATGCCGGGGAGATGTCCACCCCGACTATGATAAAACATTCTCTGAAGAGATATCTTATCTTCCATGTCCAGAGTTGCTTTCTCTTGGATGTTAAGTGATCTATCATGAGCAACACTTAGCTCAATGTCTTTATATCTATCATCTAGTTTCAATTTTTTGATGGCGGCATTAGCCTCAACTTTAGTTGGATAAGCTCCTACCACAGTTCGTGATAAAGTAGCTTTACCATTCTCAGTGCCTCGGACTAAACCCCGGACAAAATAAGTGTCTTTGTAATACCTTGGTATATAACCATCAATTTTCTTTAAAACATTAAGAGGGAGTTCCCCAATGTCATCTGCTTTCGCAATAACATAAGTAAACGATTGCTTGGGATTCCCATAAGGCTCTTTAAGCTTAACGAACGAATAACCATCTTTCTCTAACTTCAGTGTTTTCTTCGCATCAATCTGCATTGCCTTTTTAGTGTATGGGTTGTGAATCACGGATATACCATCCCCGATTTCAGAGAGTATTTTCTCTTTACTAACCACTTTACCCATATTACGGAACTCACCAATAGTGATTGATTTAACACCTTGGTTGATTAAGTCCCGTCTTAGACTTCTGTTCTCTAACTCATATAAAACATCAAAGGTTTTACGCATACTAACAAACCCACTTAGGACATCAGTATCACCACCAGCCTCTGATAAGAGTTTGGGGATATCGAACTTGCTGGGGTCTTTTGCATACGCATTTAGTAGTTTAACAACTTCACGCTTCCTAGCGTTATTTAACTTAGTAAATGGCACAGCTATCTCAGCTAAGTCAGCAGAAATAGCTTTACTCCAATCACCAGCTTGGTCATAACCTTGGGAAATATATTTAGCAAATCTCGCAGCTGGATCAAGAAACCACTTAGCCAGTGGACCACTCGTCACCACATCACCAACTTGGTAAAAAATCTTGTTAAGTCCTTTAGCCACATCCACAGGGTTTTTAGTTCCAGTGACTCTATAAACGTACTCACCCCTAGCTTTTGAAGTATATTTGTTCTTAGGAACCGTTTTGAAACCTTTTGTCTTAGTAACTTGTAATATTTCAACAGACTTCAAATCAGGGAATTGTTCCTTGGCCCCTTGCAATGCTGATTCAGCAGTCGTAAAGGGGCGAACTTCACCGTCCGCATTACGCATCCCATAGGTAGCCTTGAATTCAAAACCACGATCCGATTGACGTGCAGTAAAGGTCAAGTCATCTACACCAGCAACTCCTTTGTATCGAGCTGCTATGTTGGCATCATACAGCCCATGTTTCCCTACACTTTGCATATGTTGCCGCATTCCCTTCAAGGACTCACCTGCCTCGTCAGTAGTCAAGGCCAAAGTATTGTATTCTGTCCGATCCAAGATATTTTTAGCCAGTAGGTCCGCTTTTGCCAATTCATCTTGAACATTGGCCGGCATTAAATGAGGATCATCCCAATGGGATGGATAGACAACACTCTCAACAATTTCCTCTTTGGTCATGCCAGCCAGATCATCACCATCGGACACAACGGTTCGAGCGAGAGCAGTCCCAGCCTCCTCAGGATTTGCAGCATTAAGATGTGCCACATTACTACCGGGTTTTAAACCACGAGTGAATATTTTCCAGAGCGATTTTGCTACACCACCTACGGCCATGCCATCTAACACAGAGATAGCGTTATCAATATATTGATCCAGCAATCCGTATTCAGGATCAAACAATGAATACAGTTGCAAATATTTTTGGTAATCCGTTCCAGATAAACTATCCTCATTCTCCATGATAGCTACCATAAGAGCTTGTGAAGCCTCATAGCGTTGTTCAGGAGACATTTTAGCAAGTCGTTCTCTAACCTTTGTCGTAAATTGACCCCGGAAGATCACATCCGTAAATTCATACTCTCCCCCAAACACTTTTTGTACAGCTTGTACCAAGCCCTGTTGTGTCTGGTAAGGCAGAATATCAGTTAAAATGCCTTGGTAGGCTTTGTACGGATCAGCAGTTAGTGTGGAAACAAACCCCTGTAGCTGATCAACGAGAGCTATGGTAGCTGTATAATCATCCGTAACTAGTTCTCTGATTTTATCTTCAGCAATGAATCTCTCAACTTGGTTATTACTTTTCCTACGGGCTAAAGCTGCTGTATAAAACTCTTTATACCAATCGATAGCGTCTGGGTCTGTTTGATCTCTCTCAGCTAGGAGTTGATACCCTGCCTCTGTAGACAATTGACCTTGGGCTACTTGAGTAACAGTGTCATCGATGACGAGGTTATCCTGCTCGTCGGCTAGTTGTATTCTACGCTCATCTATTTCACTAGATTCGCCGCGAGTCGTTAGCAAATCTCTGTTTGCATAATAGTTTTGCACGTCGGGAATCGGCTTAGAATACTCATTAAAGAATGCTTGTTCTGATGCTGCTTTAGGTGGGACACCTTGTCTCTGAGCATGACCTAAGAATTGAGTCTCTTCACCTAATGCCCCAAAGTTAATATCAAAATTGTCATCATTGCGCTCCATCAGCACCTCGTCCAGTGCTGTGTCGTACTGATCACTGCGTAAGTTCTTAAGGTCTTCTACAGAAGCCCCTTGGTCAAGCGCTTGACGGAGCTTTTCTTTTTTTTGCTCGTGGGTCATTCTAGATGAAGGATTTAGGTGAGATTCACTAGTCATTATCGAAACAACTTTGCTAATTCAGGATTATTCTCCATAAGCTTATCATACCCACCTGACATCTCAAATCCTGTGCTGGCCAACGAGGTAATCCCTTGAAATGTAGAAGCGTTCGTCATAGCACGTGAGGCATCAATATTAGCAGTTGAGATTTGATTCATCAGCCCTTGTTGCTGGTTACTGAAAGCAATGTTGGCACCGGCTTGGGATTGAATACTCCCTTGAATCCCTAGAGCTTGAGAACTAACACCACCTCCTGATGTTGCACTTTGTGCCGCTGCTGCTTGCGACCGAGCGATTCTAGCTTGTCTGAGTGCTTGTATGCGCTCTCGGCGGTTTTGATTCTCAGCCATTTTTTGTTGCAATCTCTGTGACTGTCTCTGTGCTCGTCCTGCCTTTTGCTGCTGTATCACACCCACAGTTGTTGAAAAGGCAGCAATTGCTGCGTAAGTCTCTGGACCCATGTCATTGTTCCTCTTGGGGTAACCAAATATATTGCCACAATCGGTGTGGCTCTTTGTGTTCAAAATTAAAGATATATTCAGTGGGAGTAAAGCCAAACATAACTGCAAATTTTTGTAGCTTTGTATTACTATCTGCGATTGGTGCTGTGACACAACCCACGTTCTTAAGAGCAGTTTCAAGAATTATATCATTAAAAATTTCTTTATATACTTTGTAGAGTGTGTGACTCCATTTATGTACTGTAGCGTGTATAACCACACCTACCTGTGGATGATCCTCAATACCCACCTGAAGGGCTGGAGTGTCAATAATAATGTTCATACTTGAGTTTGACCCGCTACAAAGAGTGCCCATCCAACAATATGCATATCTTTACCCTCTTCTGATTTCATACTAACTCGTAGAGCTTTACCCTTACCACGGAGTTTACTTTTAGTAGTTATTAGTTCAAAGCCTGTGTTGAATGTATCAAGGCTGGAAGAAGGCACATACAATTGTTTATAGCGATACGCTTGTTGTTCTTTGGTCCATCGGTTACTAATGATATCATTGCTCCAGTCCCATCTCCCTTGAACCAAACACGAACTCGGGTTAACCGGATTAAAACTATCATCAAATCCAGTCTCTGTGCGCCTTAAGTGGGCTATAAAATACGGTGTGTGTTTAGAGCGCATTATATCTCCCATAATTTCATCACCAGTTATTACATAAGAACTGTAATCTTCTGTGTCCCAATCATGGAAAGTGGTGTCAGAGTACAACGCAAAAGTGAATGTATAATTGGTAACTGAAGGCACAGTAGCGAGATACTTAATACTCCTAGTAGTCTTAAATCTCTGGGGGGTAGTTACAATCACATCCACCCCTGATGCTTGTACAGCCTCATTCCCAACATAAACGCCTTGAACCACATCGTTAGTGATATAATTAGGCGTGGTTATTGCTCCAACTACATGTGGACTATCGGAGACTTTTGTGCTGATGGTGTACGGATAAAAAGCCTCTAGTTGTAAGTCAAACCTCAATTCAGTATCAATATTATCTTTATTAATACTCCCATCATAATCATCATTAGCGTTATATAACCAACCAACAATTTTGCTTTGTGGATCGTAGTAACCTTTAACATTTGCTTTGGCTATCGTAGATATTTCATTATAATACGACTTGATGGTGTTTACAGTAATGTCTTGGATTTGTATTTGTGTACTAATGCTATCAAGCGAGAGTGCATATATACCAGCTTTACTCCAATATAAAATATTATTTTCTGCTTGAACAATAGAATCTTGATTAATCACCCCAACATCCGTCACTTTAACTATATTATAATTCAATGCTGTGAAGCCACCTTCAGAGCGGATGGACCAAACACCGTTCTCAGCGAAAATAACTAATTGGTCATTAAAGGGAACCATATGCTTAACATTAGACATCTCTGGAATAACAATATAACCACCATCCGTGTCTACTAAGTCGCTAATCGTTTCTGAGGTTGGGTCAGCCTCTTGGTAACAAACAGTTAGATCAGCAGTATTACGCACCACCCTAGAGAAGAAAATATACCCAGTTAGATTTGGAGCAGTGGGTTCAGAACCCACGACCTCACTCTTAACCCCAGAATAAAAAACCCTACTGAAGTGAGTTGCCACTTGCGAAAAGCTACCTGCATCATAATCAGTCGTGGGGAGTAATCCACTTGCAAGATGACGGGTAGCTGATCTCCCAAAAATTTCAATGATATAATGTCCTTTTGGAGCAGGAGTGTTTCCTACTAAGTAATCTTTAATTAAGTCCTTATCCCAAGAACCATCTGTCTTCTCTCCCAAAGACATGATATCCGCATTGCTCGGATATGACCCACCAGAGGCTACAGACCAACAACTCCAAATGATTGATCCATCTACAACTGTACCACCAATCGTTGTAGGCCACACAGGCTCTGATACCCCAGTATCACCTGAGGTTACGGCTGCGTACAAGTATCCGTTTGCTGTCCTAGGTTGTCGTATTTCGCCTGCTGTAATGTACGAAATAGCGACCCACCTAAGAAACGAATCAGTCTCACCAAACTGATCCAGTTTTGACTGCGTCCATCCTTGGTTAAAGAGGTTGTACTTATGGGCTGTACTAAGGCTTGTTGGTCGTGTATCAATATCTAAACCGTCATCTACACCCCAAAAATCCCTCGTTTGTACCCGGAGATATTGTGTCGTCCAAGTAAAATTTGAATGCGTGACTAAGATTGGGTAGGTAAGCCCTGCTGAAGCACAGATGAGTTGACCATTCAAGGTAGTAAAACTTACATCAGCGTCTTTGTTGTTTAATGGGATTGAAATACTGTCAACAAGGACACTCAACGTATCACTAAATAAATCCACAAAAAATAATGTATCACGGAAGCGAACAACACCGAACGAGGTGTTCGGATCGTTGTCTACATTATCCCATCTAAAAAGCTGCCATCTACTTTGCGCCCCAGCCGCTAGAGAGATGCCTGTGTCTAAAGCACTCCAATTGGCTTCATAAGACATGCCTAACCTCCGCTGGCGACTGCCATCAGTGTTAAGCAACATATTTGCCTCGTCCTTGCTATAACCTTCAGGGAAGTTAACTTGGTTAGCTTCAGTGTTAAACCCTTTGTTGAAGGTGTTATACTGCTTGGTTGTTTGTGCTCTGGCCATTCTTCGGTACTGGGCGTGATCTTAGATAAGCATCCTTGGCTACAATAGCCTGAGCTTTATTATTCCACTGTCCTAACAAAGCAGCAGGCACTTGCCCACCATCGTTGTACTTCCATTCCCACATATTCATTTTACTGTGTACTAACTGTAACTCTTTGACAGTCCCTTTGGTGTGACTCTTGCCACCTTTAGTCTTAGATACTGGCATTATTTTCTCCCGTAGTTTGGAAACGACATCCCACCATTTAGACGCCATTTTTCCCTCGCAAGCCACTTACGTTGTCTTTGACTCTTTTGTTCTTCTTTCTGGTTACCAACTTGCCGCAAAGAATATGAGGCTGTGCTTTTTGCCTCAGCTACAAGGTAGGAAAACGCTTTGGCGGGAAGGTCAGGTACATAAGTGTCTGACATTGTGAACACAGGTAACAAACTTGCAAAGCATTGTGTTTTTGATGCTTGTAAATTTGAATCAACATCACTGTCATACGAATCCATGATGATGGTCTCATCATCGAAGGTGGTCCAATAAGTTGGTGCAGTATCAGTTTTGATGTTGTACTTAATATTATTAATGACAACTGTAGTGATATTCGTTGCTGAACTACTACGACTATCACAATAATTCATAAACTCTTCAGGTGTCAGATACAAAATTGCATCGTATTTATCTCTGACATCACTAACTTTTCGTTTGTTGTACTTTATCCAATCAATCGTTCGGAAGGTGTCTGTTACATTAAAAACAGTCGGGTATGTGATACTTGGTACTAATGTAGCTAGTTGCTTGAGATGAGGCCAATCCCGGCTATCTACAATCTCATTGAATGTGCTTCTAACAATATTGGCTATTTGCAAAGACTCGGTGGTGTCTGTTATGCTGGACACTTCATCACCATCCATGTCATTCAGGATATCTTGTACAATCTCTAACAGTGTTTGTTTAGCCATGTTTCACCTTAGCTATAATAGTTAGGGTCTTTATTTTTTGTCCCTTCAATATCAGCTTGGTAGTGTATATCCAACGTAAACAGAAAGGGTTCATTTGGAGCACCACCAGTTATACTTGGAATTACACTAGGTGCTAAGTGAACTAAAACCAACCCATCAACAGAGATATCAGCAGTTGCAAGTTGGTTTGCTGACGGTGAGGCAGCACTCAGTTGAATTTCTTCTACAACATGGCACCACCGTGGAAAATTCCCGGAAGTCATGGCCCCACTTATATCATTAGAGCTTATCTGTGGAGTGATATTATTTCCGAAGACTCCATAAGGTACGCCTGCTGTCCGGTGAGCGTATGTAATATTAGCATTCCATACCAAATTACCACTAATAGCGGTTCCATTGTGTCCCCAATGTACATGGAGATAGATGTCTGTACCTACAGCATAATCATGGGGAACGTGGAATGTGTAATCAATTGAATCCCCAACACTGAAGGCCCAAGCATCCACATTCCCTTTAAAAGCTGCTTTGGTGGGTCGTGTGGCTCCAGAACTATCTTCTTGATAAACACCAATAATATCTTTCCATACGCGCTGTCCATATGCTGAACTACTACTGCCATCAGCAGTAATTAGCTCACCATAACGAGCCGTATCACTGGGCACAGTTGCATCAGACACCCACTCCAAATTACCAGCAGCATTTTTGGTCAGCTTTGTTGATGCAGCAGCAGATGCAAATCCCTTTGGGTTGTGAATGTCAGCATCAGATATGTTTTTATGTTCAATAGTCATAAGAAACTCGGTTAATAGGATCAGGGGGCTTTACTAAGCTCAGCCCCCATCACCTAAGTTGTAGCCTAAGCCTTCACACCACCAGCCGTGTAACGACCACTACCATCTTTATTCTCATCGAGATATTCAATGATAATAGTCACCTCACCAGCAGTCGCGGCAGCGGGAGTGGTGCCATCCACAGCAAACAGAGATACCAGCAGGTATCCATCTTCAGTGGCATCAGCAATTGTACCAATGTCGGCACCAGCCCCAACAACCCAACCAGCAGTGCTAGCTGAGGCTGAGGCACCAGCAATGAGGCCATCAGGATCAATATCCGTACCATCTGATTGCTCCAGACCGACGTCCAGAACCGAAACAGACCCACCAGAGAACGCAGTGGTCACATTAGCACGACAAGCCTTGATGAGTGCCCCGGCAGGTACCCGTGCATCCATACCAGCCACACCAGTGCTATTACTTGCATAAGCCGAAAAAACCCCGGAAGAAAAGTCTGAGGCAGAGAGCGTAAATTCCAGAGTCTTTACACCATCTGAATCAGCACGCTGTCCACCAAAAACATCCTTGACTTCGCGGGGGCCATAATGGTTACGAACTACATCAGTAGTTTTCGCCCAACTTGATTCAAAACCCATAAATCACCTCCAATTAGAACTTAGTAACATCAGTCAAAACAATACCCAGAGTGTCAACACGCTGGAGACCAAGGCCAAAACGGGCAGTTACATCGAACTCATCACGCTTGAGTTCAAAGTTACGACGAGTTTCAGTCTTTGGTGCTTGACGCCAAGCCCTCATCATCGGCTTAGTGTTATCATCCAATACACACATGAAGATATTAGCCACACCATTACCACTGTCTACAGAGCTGTCAGTTTCATTGAAACCAGCAGCGTTGGCGTTGATAGCCTCAGTCAGACCTTGGGGTAGACGGTTAGAGGTATAAATATCCCAACCAAAGATGTTACGCACAAAAGCATGTTCACGAGCAAAACCTTCATTGATAATGCCCTCGAAATGTGGATTGTAATCAATAGAGGTAGTTCCCGTCAGGAGACCGTTGATCGCTACTTCAACCGAAGGGTCAACTACAGCGATCCGTCCTGCCATTGGAGCATTCGCTTTATCAAAAGCGTACTTCATAAAACGAAAATCATCCAACGAGATTTTACCTTCGTCTGCAGCACCACCAGCATCAGCTACCCAACGGTGTGGGATACCATTAACCGAGTTGATAGCTCCTGCAGTTTGACCAGCATTCAGAGTAGCAAAAGCACGGGTCTCAAAGTACTCTTGAAGAGCACGAGTTGATTCCATACCACGCATAGCATGAAGTTGCTCAATCTGAGACCCATCTTGACGCAATACATCTGAGATAGACCAACCATCACCTACATAATCAGTGATTCGTAGAGTCACAGTGCCAGTGTCAATTGCATTGTAAGCCAGAGGTTGCTCTTCAAAGACTTCTTGCAGAGTGGCTGTGCCCACGGTCTTAATGTTAAGCGTTGTACCAGTACCAAAGTCTGACACATCCCGTGAGAATTGGTCTGGAAGCAGACCATCGTGCAGATTCTCAAGAATAAACTTGGAATACTGCTCGGCTTCAATAAAAGCCGTAGTGTTACCAGTGTTTTGAGACATATGTCCCTCCTATATTACTGATTGGTTACTTGACTACCAGCCCATCGCCACATGGCCAAAACATCGGAAGTTGTTGCTCCGTTCATGATGCTTTTTGGTCTTTCAGCAGGAGGCTGGGGAGAAAGAGCCTCAGTATTCACTGAGCCACGGGAATGGCTCGGTGTCCGTGAGGTTAAACTAATACCACTCAACTTAAAGAGGGCGTTAGGTGAGGTTTTAGCCATTTGCTCCAAGAACTGCAGCGAGACTTCGTTTTGAGCGGCTAGCTCCTTCATCCTAATGGAAGCTTTTTCACCATACACTTCGGAGAATTTCGCATGTACAGTCAAAAGATTTTCTTCCTCTTTTTGTTGTTTGGTACGGGCGTCAAGGACTCGGTTTACAACATCAAACAGCGACTCCTCATTGACTGAAGCCTCGGCAGGAGCAGACTTCACTTTCTCCTTAATAGCGTCAGCAGCCTCTTGCTTTGCTAGTTTCTCTCGCATCTCTTTAGCTTCTTGCTCTAACTTGCGAATGTGCTCTTGAGATGCTGAGAGGCTTTTCAAAGCCGTTGGAACATCAGCGTACTTAGGATTGCCTTCAGTATCAGTGATTGTGTCCAGAAGGTCGCTGAACATATCTTCCTGTACTTGTGTTTGAGGCTCAGCCTCGGGCGCAGCTTGTTGGTCAACAGGCTGCTGGTTCTCAAATAGATTGTCTTGGTCAGACATTATTTATCTCCGGTATTGATTAAAGTAATAAGGTTTTTAGTGGCCTTCACTTGGCCAATAAGCATTGCCTGCCGATAGACCCAGTCACCTGATGGTTCCTGTAGCATCTCAGCGTACAAACTTTCTAAATCATTCTTAAGAATGGTTTGTATATCTTGTAAAACATCTCTAACGGCTAGTAGACGCTCGTGCCCAACTTTTTTGACTAAACGTGAGGTTGTTCTCATATACCTCTAGGCTCCTCAGCAGCAAGCATTTGTTCAGTCTCAAGTTGGTCTTGGCCAGCATTCATGGCACGTTGTTGCTCTACTTGCTCAGCGATCTGTACATTAAATCGTACAAGGGCATGACGCTCCCAACCAAAAGCTTCCTCGACTAACTTGGCCAATGCCTTGGCTGAAACGTGAGGCATGATAACTTCCCCCAATCTCGAATTGAAGACAGTGGTGAGGTTCTGAACTAATAAGTTCCTAGCAGCAAAGTGTGATGCACCCTTAGCTCGCAACTTCCCAGCTGCACTTATGTCCTCCTTGGTGATGTTCATAAACTGGACTGCACCTAGATCATCGTCAATGACTCGAATTGTGTCCTTAGCATTTAGATTGCGCCTTGCGACTTCAAGCATGTTGTTAAGCAAAGGCTCTAGAATAAAAATCTCGAATTGGCGTATCTTTTCTTGGAAAATCCTCGAAGCTGCGTCATCTAGTTTTTGCACCTCAAAGGCGGTTTTCTCACCCGGAGAACGAATACCCATAGCTTCTCTGGGAGCACCCGCCATTTCTTCCATTCGTTGTTCGAGAATCGCGATTTGTGTATCAGCCGCTAAAGCAGTAGAATCTACTTTTAATACCTCAACATCACCGTCATCACCACATTCAATCTGAGCAAAGGGTTCCCAATCAAATGCTTCCACATTTCCTTTTATCTTTAGTGGGGGGTGGGCAATAAAATCAAACAAATCTGCTTTGATATTTTCTAAGTGATCAATGCGGTATTGCATACCAACTAAGTTATCCAGTGGCCCCATTGCATACAAATTGTCAGGGCGCATACGCCACCCACAGTGGCACATACCATCACTACCGTTCCATGCGGGGTTAGGTTCATTACGAACAACTTTACACCGATCCATGATAGTAATCATACGATTTCTGTGTAAAACACCTTGCTCGTCTGCAACATCCCCTACGAACTCCAGAAGCTCTACATGACCACTCTCATAATAATCATGCAAAGTATCAAAACCATCTGCAATATAACCTTGATTTTTGGCCATGTCAGATTGATTGGCAGAGAGAATGCGACTCCTATTTTTAAGCTGTTCTTTAATAACATCCTTCATCCAACCACTCTCAGGGTTATCTTCTACGGATTTAAGGAGTTCACCAATTGTATACACAACCCTGATGATTTTTGGTGAATCCTCAAAGGTAGGTGCCAATGGGTTGAATACTACATCGAACGGTGATCTACGGATTGCTCGTGGCCCAATAAATCCATCGATTTCTTCTCCGGAGGTCGGGTCGTAGTGTCTCTCTTGAACGTATTCAACGTCGGCAATGACATTACCGTAGTCAATGTAATCATACAACAAGCGTGAGACTACTTTCTGGAACCCACCCAATCTGGTTTTGTTTTTCATGTACTCTTGAATGGCAAGGCGGGTCTCCTTATTGACCCCTTGAGTCTCATGACCTTCCCATACCAACCAATCATCATTAGGGAATAACGCACTCATGTAATTAGCATGAAGATTATCCCTAATTTGTGCCAATTTTGGTAAAGTTGTTTTGTTCTTCCAAGGAAGCTGTGAGTTCGTAGTTGTAGTTGTATCAACAGCAAAAAGATAATCGCGTAACTCTTTCCACTCTTTCTCTTTTTCTAGTCTTTTCCGTGACCATAGGTCGTATTTGTATGCAACATCCTCAGCCAAATAATCAGGATTTAAGACATCACGAACTTCAATGTTGGAGCCACTCATGCTACAGCTACCCCACCAAAACGACCGTGGTATACATTAGCTTTTTTAGTATATGATGATGTGTAGCGTCTACTAGGGGCTACCGCTACATCAACAGCATTAGACAAGGCATCACTAATATCGTCATGTGGTGGTTTGCCCATCTTTAGTTCCTCTTCTAAAAGTTGACAATTACCACCTCGGTAATGCCACATTTGACCATTAGAATATTTAGGTTGCAGTGTACTCATCATACGCTCTTCTTTAGCACCATCATGTTTAGTAGGTCTATGTGGCTCAATAACCAAAGACAGTCCGTTTGGTTTAATATAATTGTTCTTAAGATCATTTACGATGACTTCCTGCGCTGCTGTGACCTCAGCCCTCATCTTACGAAAACCCCAGAATGTGTGTTGTTCAACAATATGATCATAGTACACTTTAATGTCGCCTGTTTTAAAGCGATCAATGGCAAGAACATAGAAATTATTAAATTGATCTACCCCAACAACTACAATTGCACTAAAGTCTGCCTTTTTATTTAAACTGTATGCAAAGTCAATAGCAGCAAATACATTCAACCTGTTGTCTTTATAGTACCATCTACCCTCACGTTGTTCTATATATTTTTTATCATAATATTGAAACAATGTTGGGTTAATCTTGGCACTACCCGGATCGTTGGGGTTGTTATAATACTGAGCATAGAATTGAGTAATATCAATATACTCCGCTTTTTTCTTAGCCAATTCATTCATATCAAAACCAAACGACCTACCGTCTGATCTGGTGGTTTTAGGCCATAAGAATTCCCCCTCTTCCTCAACCACGCGCTGTAACACATCATACAATGGCTCTTTAGAAACCATCTCACCAGCAGCCCACAGCTCTACTTTTGTATTAAGTAAGGTGTCATATAAGTCTTTAGGATGGTAACGGGTTCCAACCACCGTAGTTTTAGCATCCGTATTTTTGATTGATGATAATTGAGAATACATCGCAGCTACTTTACTTCTACCATCTTCAGTATAAGCATTATTAGGTACAACAACATCATCTAAGAAATTCCAATCAGTGTGAAAACCAGTGATATTCGTTGTCAATCCTGCTGCTTTAACAGTTGGATCACGCACACCCTCTTCTTTCCTAACAGGGTGGTCTACACTGATTTCAGTGGCAGACCATTTTTCTCTCTTGCCTTCATCTGGATGAATCAGTTGTGGCCAATACCTACGCACAGCCTTAGAATCCAGAATATTTTTAATGGCATATAGTTGTTTTTCAGCCAGATCAGATGTTGCCGAAATGTACAACATTGTGATATAAGGGTGTTTAATGATTAACCACGCCGCATATACAGCGGCAAGGTGGGACTTCATATGAGCACGGGGCAGTAATAGTAGAGTGTTATCCGCACAATTACTACCTTGCCACCAGTCCATCACCTCATCGTGTATACCTCCATAAACTCGCTTAGGGTTCACAAGTCTAGCAAAGACTTTTAAATCTTGCTCAGCGGCTTCCCGTATTTGGTCAACTTTTGTCACTTATTAACCCACTTCTGAACCAAACCTTTACTAGCATCTACAGCAGCAGGCCCACCAAAATAGAAGAGCAACACAACACCAACTAAGGTATTGTTCTCAGATGCATCAGAAGTTAGGGATGATGCAGATGCATTGATTACTTCAGCACTCTCAGGGAAGAAGGGTGCTGATGCTCTAAGAATCATGGCTACAAAGTTAGCTAAGGCCCAAGGGAATGTTACCATGAAGGCAATCATTCTACGGGCTAGACGAGAACCAGAGGTACTCTCAAGCCATTTCATGTACACCGCAGCAGCTTCTCGTTTAGCTTGGGCTGCGTCTTCTGCCTTCTCTTCTTCTGTGTACCAGATTTTATCTATGGCAGAAGTAGCACCATCAACAAGCTTCTCACCTGCTTTATCTGTGCCGAATAGTTTTCCTAAGAAGCTAAACATATGCTTACCTTAAAGAATGAATTAGAAGCTCTTGAACTATTGGGTCTTGTTGTCTACGGTTGTTCATGTCTGATCGTAGTTTCTGCGTTCTTCAGTCATTTAGCTTCCTTGATTTCGTCTATCTTAGACACTATTAGACAGCCTATTATTGGGACTGGAATAGCTATTATGCTTTAGCAAAGTAAGGGATAACATAAGATGTTGCACCGATCTTAAACTCAAGGTATCCCGTTGGTGTAGCCGGTATAGCACTGGCCCCACCAGCAGCACCAACAGTGGTTTGAGTTGGCCCATCTGAACGGATTATTCCAGAGCTATCCACAGACACAAGCCGAGTGAAAGATGATCCGTTTGGTGTTTTAACTACGCGAAACTCAGCAGAAGCATCATCATTAATAACGGCAGAGTTGCCACCATTGTTAGATACCGCATTGATACCACCCGCATATGTAGAGCCAGATACAATAGTCCGGCCTGAGTTATACGCAGTGCCACCAATCAGGCTTAATACCCCATCATCCTCAAAATGACTAACTGAGCACATATCAGCCGAGGCCAAGCTTGTTGGAGCTGACCCGCCGATAAAATTGCTTCTACCTTCTATATTAAATGCAGCAGAACTAGCAAATGTGCCTGTTGGATATACATCAGCAGGGGTTTTACAGTTTTGGCAAGCAATGATACTAACCATGTGGATTCTGTTAGCATCCGCAGGAATTAACTCAACCTGTTTGCCAGTAATACCTGAATCAAAGTAGATGGAATAAAGAGTATTGCTGAATGTACCATCCCCTCTAAAAATAATCGCTGACCCTGTAGCGGGGCCATTAATGGTAAAGGATATAAAACTGTTACCATTACCGTTTACATCTAAACCTGTCTCAAAACCATCATAGGTTCCACCAATAACAACATTGGAGTTTGCTCTTGCTGCATTAATATCCTCACCATATAACCACAGAGCCGTACCAACAATCTCACCAGATGAGTAATTAGCAGTACCATCTGTTGCATGAGTGCGTATATTTTCAAATAAGTTATTATATTGATTGTTGTTAGCTGTAGAGCCGTTGTAGCCTCTTACCACTAAACCATCTCTAGTCACACCCTCCCTAGCTTGTAGCCTGAGATTTCTAAAAATACAACTATTAGCACCATACAAAGCATAAATCATGTCTATGTCATTTGTACCTGTAGCGGTCTTATGGGATAAACAAAAACCATCAAAAACTTGATGAAACCAGTAAGCAGTGTTGGTGATTGCACTACCTGTGGCTGTTGAGAACAGAGTTGTATTTTCTGGGCCTTCACCCTTAATATTTACAAACTGCGGTATAATCCATGTCTCTGATAATGTGTATTCACCAGCAGGGATATATACAGTTGCTGCCCCGCTATCAACCGCTGCCTGAAATGCAGTTGAATTTTCTGAGCCTGTGTTGGCAGGATCAGCCCCAAAATCTTTAACACTTACAACCTCCCTCAGCTTATCCTCCATACCCCTTTCAACGGCACCAGTACCATCTTGAGTAAATGAAGTAACTGAATTTTTAACCTTAGTA